TCGACCCACGTTGGGTTCAGGGAGCCATACTGCCCCTGCATCGTCAAAGCATCGTTCAAGCTGTTTGTCGCTCCTCTGCCTGCTGCTTTCAAGGTTTCTTGTTTCCTGCCTCCCTTGTAATCCCGAGCTGTTGGTGTTGGGTACATTTTCACTTGGTCTTGCAGTCTGATCTGTATTTTGTGCCCACTGTCCCTTGTCGTCTTGCCTTCCAGAAGCGCCTTCGGTGTTCCTCCCGTGCACGCTGCTGGTGTGCGCCACCAACTGCCTGAGTGTTTCTGCATTGACGGAGCCATCTGGTTTGCTGTTGCTGTCGGAGTGTGCAACAACCCAGACTCGATCCCTTCGATGGTGGGCATCGACGGAACAAGCTGGAAGTACAAACGTCCAGCAGGTGTAGCCTTCCCCTTCCAAGTCAGATAGCACTTTGTCGAGTTCCATCGGGATGATTCCAGAAACATTCTCGCCAATGACCCATCTGGGAGCCACTTCGCGTATAACTCGCAGCATTTCCGGCCAGAGTGCCCGGTCATCTTCTGCGCCTCTTTGCTTCCCGGCGACACTGAATGGTTGGCAAGGGAATCCTCCGCAAACAAGTTCAACTGATCCTCGGTACTCATGTCCGTTCAACTCCGTGATGTCTGAATGAATGGGGAGGGTGGGCCAATGCTGGGCCAAGATCTTCTGGCAAAAGGTATCCTGCTCACAGAAGGCCACAGTTTCCATGCCAGCGGCTTCTAGCCCAAGGGAGAAACCGCCGATGCCAGAGAACAAGTCTAAAACCTTCATTCAATATCCTATTATTTGTTTCATTAAAAGTGCCGCAGTTGATCGCTTTCACGGTGAATGTGTGCGGGCCGTTTGCAAACGACCTATTTCTCATGCCCCGAGGGGAGGCTGATGCTGCGGCTCACCTGCCCGAATCACCCGCAGGGCAATACTAACCTAAAAAGGTATGTCTTCCTTCCAGTCCTCTTGTTGGGGCAGTTCAGCTTTGAACGCTGGCTGACTACTTTGAGGCCGGTCTTGAGGCAACTGCAATGTCCCATTCAGCGTAGGTGCTTTCGGGTTATCGCTGTCGTTCTTCCACAAGGCTACATCGTACTCTGCCCCGTTTATGGTGGTTTTACCCTTCAGGATCGGAGCTTTTGGGTTAGTGCTATCACTTTTCCACAGGCTTATTTTCAGTTCGTTGTCATAGTTCATTTTGGACTCTCTACCTTTCTAATTGCTGATCGTATGTTGCTTGGAAGCTCGGCCCACACAGCCAGCTTCATGTCACTGTCTTCCCTTAATTCGTCTAGCAGCTCTTTCATTGCCGACTCGTCTCCACCAGATGTCGCCTCAGTGAGTTGACTGATGTACTCGTCTCGCTTCGCTTGATCGACTTTGATGCCTTCTTCCTGCAAAACAGTCTTCGTGACTGACTGAGGTTTGCGACCCGTTGAGTTCTTCGTGGCAGCGTTGCCATCATCGTCCTCGTCTGCTGCTATCCCACAAGCCATCGCTAAGGAATACCGCTTGGCATAAGTTAGAGCAGAGCCAAATCCTTGTGCATTGGCTTTGTCTATGGGCACGGGGACGGGGCCAGTAGACAACTGCTCCCCATGTCCGTGGAAAACTGTTTCAACTGCTATCCCATGCTCCATTGGGACAGACTTCTGGATGAAAGCTATCCCATTAGAGTTTAGAGAGGGCTTTACAGCGTCGATTACACTTTTCAGTGAAGCAAACTTGCTTTTGAAGTGAGGGTTGGTTTGGTCAAATGCCGCGTGCGACATTTCTGACTGCGCCTTAACTAGCGCGCTAATTAGTGTTAACTCTGATGCCATCCATCAATTCCTCCAGTTGGGTTTTCATAAAGTTGAACCGCTCAAGCGATCCCATAGGCAAGTCACAATCCTCGATGGCGTTACGCACATCGTCTATCGTTTGAGAGAGGGGCTTATCGTCCTTTTCATCCATTTTGCTTCTCCGTTATACATCCAATTTGATACCCGCGACTGTAGATGAACCACTGCCCGGCATCATTACCATCCAATATGTCAGCTTCGACATACTTACCGCTTTGGTACTCTCGAATCTCCCAATGGAAGTTCTCAGCCCACCAAACCTGTAATTCTGCCATGTCCTTGCGACTCTCGCTGAGTAACCCATTCTCAAAAGACTGGTATTCGTCCATGCCATACCAATTCAAATAGAAATCAGTCTCTATATTACGAGGCTGGCCTAGGTCGCAGATCGGACACAGTAAACAAGGGTCTTCTCCATCCCTGATGTTTTCTAGTTCTGTTTCACACTTTGGGCAGAGGTCAGCATCAAATTCATAGGGGTTATAGAAATGCTTGTCATCCCTTTCTATCATCTAGCACTCCTACGTTCTTCGCCCTTTGTGACTACATAATCCTTAGTTATTACGCCGAGTTTTGCGTTACCGCGTCTGTGCGGCTTAACGTCAACCACCTTGTAGACGCGCCCATTCTCGTCACGGTAATGCCTTTTGTGCCCAGCAACGTCATGCAGCCTTACACCATAAGATTCTTTCCTCTTCGGTTGCTTTGAAACCACTACATGGCCTCTGGTCTTCGGCAAAACTAGTTCAACACGATGATGCGAGTCGTAGGGCGTTATGCAGGCTTTCCGAGGCTTAACTCCTAGCAAACCTGTGCTTTTGGGTTTTTCTACAAACCAGTCGTAGTTCATAAGGCTAAGAATCGCCATTACCCATGCGTAAGTCCTGATGTGATCGTTCTCTCGAACACTCCACCTCATGTTTTCTTTTGTATCTTGAATGTAATTGTTCAAACCTTGAGTCCAGCGCTCCTGCAAAACCTCTGACAAATCAGGAGACATTTCTGCTTCCTTTGAACCTAGAAACCATAGGTTTTTCATAAGCAAGTCTGATGCTAACTGCCTGCCATTGCGATCCACGCCTTTTGGATTAAGAACCTTTCCCTGCCTTGACCAAACGTCAGTTATAGCTCCAAGCGGCTGCATCCCAACCCTTTTCGGCTTGCTCTCGTCGGCATCAAGCCTTGTAGACTCGGTTACTTCATTGAACCTTTCCATGCAAAATACTTCTCCCCGGTCAACTGCTACTACCTTTGTTTGTCCGTTTGTGTACTGATTGACATGCGGAATCGAATAAATCTAATGTGCAACAATAGGGCGGTGAGCAAAAGACGCGTCACTCAAATCTAACTCTGGTGATCTCATTTCAATCCACATATTGTTGTGGCGTGGTCGAGCGTTTAGCATTGCTTGGAACAAAGCTCTTTGGCTCCCCTTCATCACAGATGGTCTCAAAAAATCTATGATTTCGTCGGAGATCTCGTAGCAGATTGCATTATTCAGGTTATTGCCGTGTAAATTCTTCCTTACAGCGTTTTTAACGTAAGATTTGTACTTCCTGCTGCTATTAAATCCACCAGAACCGTCGAGGCGTAGATACGGCTGCCTCAGCGCTTGTGTAACTTCCGATTTCAAATCACCTACTTGCATAGATTCCATGTCATTTCCTTTTGTTGTTCACCTATATAGTACGCTAATGGTTTATCTTATCAATGTAAATAGTAAACTTTCTGAATATATTTCTTGCAACTTCATCAAAGAAGCCTGAAGATAACGACCATGGAAACGGAAGCCTTCAGCAGAGTAGTGAAGATCGTAGGATCGAAGAGAAAGATTGCAGAGCATTGCGGGGTCTCTCCACAGCTGATTCAGAAGTGGAAAGTACAAGTCCCGGCAAAGCATGTAGTCAAGCTGGAGAAGCTAACGGGTGGAGAGGTTCGGCGTGAGGAATTGCGCCCAGATGTGTTTTACGATTAGTGGCTGGCCCTAGTCTCTCCTATCCGCTTCCCCTGCACCTAGGGCTGGCCCTTTTACAGACCAAGGCGCTTTCCTGCCTGTTAGCTCGTACCCGTCCGAGTGGTCGAAGACGGGGCTTTTTCGCTCCACACTGTGGCAGAGGCTTGTACGGAAAAGCGTACAGGTGCGGGTGGTTGACCCGTTGAGCAGAACGACCAATTACAATTTGCTTGAATCTGGGCGCATTAGTGGGAGCGCCAAAAGGAACACTCGTTAAATGGTGGCATAAAATCCTCTCCCCCCTATTTATATAGGGAAAGAGGTGGGCAGCGTTTGAGCCAGCGCAGAAATGGTTGAGTGGAAATACAGACTAGCGATAAAGATAGATAACATGGTAGGGCCACCAAACCCCACTAAATGTCATCTATGGGGGAATCAAAATGGATAGAATGGATCAAATCCTCGACCGACTTAGCCAACGTATAAATGAGTGGGAGGGGGCGAGTAGGGAAGCAATTGAAGCGGAAACATCTTTCAAAAGTTATGAAGCGTCTATCCAGAAGGCGCACATGGATTCTGGGGCAAGCGCTGCTAAAGCCCAGACAGAAACCAGAGCTAGCGGAGAGTGGGCAGATCACTACCGCGCAGTCCAGCAAGCCAGCCTGAAAGCAGAAACCCTGAAGAAGAAGATTATGCTTGGGCAGCTGGCGTTTGATGCAGAACGCACTAAGCAAGCTAATCAGCGGAGGGTGGTCTAATGTTGACGGTCATTAGTTTAGGTGCCGGGGTTCAATCGTCAGTCATGGCATTGATGGCGGCAAAAGGGGAGATCTCCCCAATGCCTGATTACGCAATCTTTGCGGATACTCAGGCAGAACCCGATCACATTTACGAATGGCTCGATTGGCTTGAGTCGCAGCTTCCATTCCCGGTTCTGCGGGTAACGGCTGGGAATCTTTACGAAGATATTTTGAATCCAGATGTGCGAAGCGCATCCCCTCCCTTCTTTACCGCCTCACCCAGTGGGATCGGAGAGGGCATTCTGATGAGGCAGTGCACGAGAGATTACAAGGTATCTCCAATCCAAAAAAAGCTACGAGAGCTTGCTGGTTATAAGCCTCGTCAAAGAATCCCAGCTGATACTGTTCAGCAGTGGATTGGGATTTCTACGGACGAAATCCAGAGGATGAAAGATGCGCCAGAGAAGTGGTGCAACAACCGATGGCCTCTGATTGAGAAGCGTATGTCGAGGTGGCACTGCTTACGTTGGATGCGCGACAATGGGTATAACGAGCTTCCAAAAAAAAGCGCTTGTACCTTCTGTCCTTATCACGACAACGCCTTCTGGCGCGACATGAAGGCGACTGACGCCAAGTCTTGGAATCAGGCTGTCGAGGTTGATCGTCACATAAGAGACAATTTCAGGGGCACGACGAGCAAGATATACATACATAGAAGCCTTGTTCCGCTAGACGAAGCAGACTTGTCTGATCCGGCAAAAGATCAGGTGGTGATGGACTTTGGTGATGAATGCGATGGTATGTGTGGTGTTTGATGGCAAAGAAACAAACAGCATCAACACTACGCGCTAAGGCGTTGAAAACATTACAAAAGTTAGCCAGAATAAGTGCAGCTGATGATAACGGGTATTGTAAATGCGTCAGTTGCGGGAAGCTCGACCACTATAAGAACATGGACGGAGGGCATTTCATCCCGAAGGGATCATCCAGTAGATGGGCACTAGACGAGCAAAACGTCCATCCGCAGTGCAAAGGATGTAATGGCTTCGGCATGAGGCATGGCAGCGCAGAGGCGCAGTACACGATCTGGATGTTAGACTGGTACGGCAAGGACGCGGTAGAATACATGCTATCGACCAAGAAGGATTCAGTGAAGTATTACGCTGCCGATTATCGCGAAATGATAGAAGACTGGGGTCAGCAGATCATGGCTCATGAAAGGCGCATAGGGGAGCGCGGGCGATGAGATCCCCTCGGGTTGTTGCACAAGAGATGGTAAAAGCCATGGACGCAGCAGCCAAACAAGTCTGGGACTCCGAACCAAAAAAAGAAGCGGATGAAAAGTTAAAGGCGTTGGTGTTTGCCCATGTCTGCAATTCCTACGCTCGGAGAGGGGGCTATGCCGGTCTACAAACTTCCGACTGATCCAGAGGTTTTTGCTAGAGACTTTGAGGTACTCGGTGCCAGCAGGATGGCAAACAAGTACAACGTAGAAGTCCGCAACGTCTATACGAAGAGACGCAAGGTGGAGGGGATACTGGGCAGGCCGCTCAACGTCCCCGCTCATCTTTCGATGCACTCCACACCTCGCAAGAAAGTTAGGCAGGTTCTCAAAGTTGAGAAAGACCTAACGATCTTGGTGGGATCGGATGCCCACTACGAAATCAACACCGTCACCACCGCCCACGTTGCATTTTGTGAGCTAGCCAAGAAGCTCAAGCCTGATGTTATCGTGATGAATGGCGACCTACTGGATGGAGCCAGCATTAGCCGACACGCTCCCCTTGGGTGGGATGAACGCCCCACAGTTGAGCAAGAGTTGAACGCGGTACGCCAAAGACTCACTGAGATTGAAAAGGCTGCACCGAAAGCACAAAGGTTTTGGACGATGGGGAACCACGATGCCCGGTTTGACATGAAGCTGGCTGATGCTTTGCCGATGTACAAGGATGTGCCGGGATTTAGTCTGCGAGAACACTTCCCAAAGTGGACGTTTTCCACCAGCCTTTTTGTGGAGGGTTTGGAAAAGCCAATGGTTATAAAACATCGTTTAAATGGCGGAGTGCACGCTGGATACAATAATGCGCTCAAATCTGGCTGTCACATCGCCACTGGCCACACCCACCACATGGAGTGCAAGACTTGGACGGACTACACGGGGCATCGGTACGGCATTCAGTGCGGAACGATGGCTGACCTCAACCAACCTAGCTTTGATTATGCAGAGGATGGGCCAAAGAACTGGACTAGCGGTTTCGTAGTTCTAAGTGTTCGTGATAACTTCTTGCTAACGCCGGAGTTTGTGAAGGTTCATATACCGGGCGAGTATGAGTGGCGAGGAGCAATCCACAAGGTAAAGTGGGATGATGCGTGAGATTGATTCGGTTGAATACATTATGGCAAATCAGCTTAACTTCTTGAGTGGTCGAGTGGTTTCGCTTATCACTGAGTATGGTGTGACTAAAGACATCCAGCTCCTCGAGGAAGCCTGCCGAGACCTTGCTACACTAGTTCAACGTGAACGCTTCATTGAGGAGAGGTTCGGTGCCGACAGTTCTGATTGAAGACCTAGAGAGCAACTGCCAAGTTACTGTTATAATTTCTGATCTGATTGTGGTGGAGCCAGAACCGAATCCACCAGCAGAGAAGCCAGAGGACTTAGAGGCTGATATCATAAAGTTAGTGGGCAAACAGCTGGAGAATTGAGGTGGCGGTACTGCAAAGATTCGCGTATTTAGAAAGCGGTACGCTTGGAAAGTTAAGCATTGGTGACTGGTCGTGCTACACGATTGAAAGACCGTGGAAGGATAACCAGCCAAACGTGTCTTGCATCCCTGAAGGGACGTATGCCTGCCAACCATTCAGCGGAACGCGGTTCCAAGATGTGATTCAGGTGATGGATGTGCCGGGCCGCAGCTACATCCTCCTGCACGTTGCCAACTTCCCCCACGATGTAGAGGGGTGCATCGGCGTAGGGGATCGCTTTGTGTCAGACGCGCTAGAGCCTGCCGTGTACAACTCCAAGAAGACGCTGGCTACATTGATGGAGATATTCAACGGGCACGAAGAGCGCATGACTTTGAAAGTCACAGGAATAAGGGCAGAGATATGAAATGGGATCAGATAAAAGGTTTGGTGGGTGCGGTGGCTCCAACGATAGGCGCTGCCATTGGAGGCCCGGTAGGTGGTGGGGCAGGAAAGATTCTGGCCCAAGTGTTAGGCGTTCCCGCAGAACCACAGGCTGTACAGAAGGCTCTCAGCGAAGCCACACCGGAACAACTGGCAGAGATCAAGAAAGCCGACCTAGCCTATAAAACTCGTCTAGCAGAGCTTGAGGTAGACATATTCGAGCTTGAAACGGCAGACATTCAGAATGCCAGAGCAGCAGGCAAAGCGGACTGGACACCTAAGGTTCTGGCGCTGTTGTCGTTTCTGTTTTTTGGCGGATACGTCACTATTGTAACGATTAGCCCATTTGAGCAGAACGAGGCGATAATCAATCTGGTTCTGGGTTATTTGGGCGGCATAGTATCGGCTGTAGTATCGTTTTACTTCGGGGCAAGTCACAAGGCAGATAAGTAGTGATCGACCTTCAGATCGACATGAAGCAGGCGCAAAGCCGGTTTCGCGCTGCCAAAGACCAGATTCCACTGGCTATCAGTCATGCCATGAATCGCCTCGTCTACGAGATTGCGGTAGGTGACGGCGGCACTGGCGTTCTCCGCAAAGAGGTGGATCGACAGCTTGACAAGGGTGCAGAGCGATTTACGAAGGCTGGCTTTCAGTATCGACGGTCTACGAAGAAAGACTTGATTGCTGAGGTCGTTGCCGACTACACAGGCGGTAGACTGGCTCCAAATGGCATTTATAAAGATGGGGGCGGGGGCGCAAACGAGCGTGAATATCTGAGAACCATTTTGAATGGTGGGACAGTCAACCCGCCTCAAGGTAGTGGTCGCACAAATCTTATCGAGCCAATTACTAAGATTGTTAAGCTGAACAAGCATGGCAACTTGATGCCAAAGAAGTTCAGAGATTTGCGAGGTGAAGCGGCTAGACCGGGCGCGTTGAGGCCCGGTGGTGCCGACCCAATCCTTGCTGGAACCAAGAAGAAGCCGAGATTAAAATTCGCAACCAGAGGAAAGAAGAAAGGCCAGCCAGTTGGTAAGGCTGCCAAATATTTCTGGGGCCATCCAAGGAATCGTGAGAAGTCAGACGAAAACTATGGCTTATGGGAGCGTATGGGGCGAACCCAAAAGAATCCTTATGGCGTGAAAATCAGGAAGGTCATTCAGGCAGGCCGTAAGTCTCGACCCCAGAAGCGTATGGTGCAAGGGCGGGAGATTGGTACGCGATACTTCCTACGCAACTACCAGAAGCAATTTCTCAAGAGCTTTGCTATGGCAATGCGCACTTCTCACCGTCGATCCAAAGTCATCGACTCTTTCAACGAGCGTCGTAAATCCTAACGACTATCCCATGAAGGGGCACCTCATGCCCCAAAACGAAACCAATATCCCACGGTGGGTCAAAACTGTGCCGAGTGAGCGCTCAAACCTCCCCTTAGCGGCTATCCCACGCAGTTCATTTACTATCCCACGGAGATTCAAAGGCTATCCCACGGAGTCCATTTACTATCCCACGAAGGGGTAGAGGGAGGCCGGGCAGGGGGCCGATTCGAGGCCGGATC